CTCTGCAGACGCATCCCAGCCTCCGGCAATAAACTTTGTAACAAAAGCACCAAAGCAATCCCATCTTTTTATTTCTTCTCCTGCACGGTCAAGCTGAACAATAGAAAAATCGATCTTGTCAATTTCTCCATTCTTAAACTTTTTAAACAGGTCATACATTTCTGTATTGTCAGTCACGCCATTTGTCAATGTGACATTATTCGCCTTGAACTTCCCTGGCTCTTTAGTGGTAATATTAGCTCCACCCTCGTTCTCTTCAACGGAGCCTATCTCTCCTTCAAGATCTGAGCACGTTCTAAATGCAGCCTTCTCAATACCGTCTATTTCTACACGGAATTTAAACTTTTTATGATATTTCATTGATTACCCCTTATACCTGGTTTAGATTTTTTGAGAATTCAAAATATACAAATTCTCCTGCTTTCTTAGTCGCAAGACCAATTTTTGTCAAGAACTCACCTGCTGCCTCTGTTGCTGCATCATTACCGCTTTTAACGTCAATAATAAACGCCTCTTCCTCGGTTAGACCTTTCAGAGCTCCTGACTCCCATAATCCTTTTAGAAAAGTTCTAATAGTCCTACGTACACGGCCTTTTGTGGAGCTGTCAATATTTTTAAAGACTACCCAAGGAGTACCATTTTTAATGCTGTGCTCTGCATAAAGAAAAGTTATTCTCTCTCCCTTCTGACTCAATGTCTCTGAGGCATCTAGAGTATTAATACCATACTGAAGAATTCCCCAAGGAGAAAAACGATATAAAGAATTAATCCGGTTAGGGTCTAACTTATCTCGATTACTCTCTTTGTCTGTCAGGTTGTTTTCAAGATCGTCTATATCTTGTATAACACCATCCTCGGTACCTGCAGGCTGAATATGTGGACCTTTTCCAACGGTCTTCCATACCTTCGCATTTAATCCGGCAATGTGTCCTGACGCAGGAACTAGAATTTGAGCACCAGTTAAACTATTAATTTTTTTGATGTTAGGATACTGAATCTCTCCATACTGTGTATTTAATATTGCATCATTAACAACAAAATCAACTGCCTCATCAATTGTTTTTCCAAATTGGATGTTACCGACTGCCCAAATATTTCTATCCTCGGCATACTGGTACATTGCTTTTTGAACTGTCTTACTTAGATTATCAACACAAATTATTTGATAAAAATCATCTTTAACAGAATTGAAAGCAAAAAAACCATTCTCGTATGCAAGTGATCCGGCAAAATCTGAATCAGTTAACCCAGAAAGTCCATCACTTCCACCTGCCAAAACAACGTCTTCCATCACTAACGGAATATCCCCCAGGTCGTCCTCAAGTCCATCAAGATCCTCAACCTCTATAAAATAATTACTTGATGTATTTATTTTTGTCTCGATATAGTCTTTCTGGTTTTCGACAGCCATTGATAGATAGTTAAATGGACCTCGCTCAACTTGAGCATAAATAACACTCATATTGAATTCTTGGCTCACGATCAACACATCATCAGCAATATTATAGGCGTTACTTGTAACTGAATCAAAAGTAATTTCATTACTGTCTATTCTAGTAATTTTTTTTACTTCCATTCTGTTGTTAGTTGGATCACCTATTGTAACGATAGAACCCACACTCAAGCCTGTCACGTTGGCAACTACCATCTTACTGACACCTGCCAGATAGTTATTTGACATCTCAGTCTTATTCCTATGCGTTGACGCTGTTTTCACGGTTGATACCGTAATAGGGAATGTTTGTGTAATTGTTACCGATGCAATTTTTAAATTGGTCGCATCTGTTACCTCGGTCACTACTGACCTGAAATAATTTACTGAATTTGCATTATTGACTTCTACAATATCACCAACCTCAAAACCTGCAGTGCTTACAACTACAAGTCCTGTTATTGCCCCTGCTACTAGCTGAGTAGTTAAAACGCTTTCAGCCTTTAGTGAGTTTAATTTGATACTGTTACCTAGGTCTCCCTCAAACCAGGCATCAACTTTTAAAGTATTAACCTTTGCTTGATCCTCTACAAGCGCATTATATCCTTGTATGATTTTTGTTGCCTTGGCTGCCTGTGAAACACCTGCTACATAATGAGCTGTTCTCACGAATTTTATTTCTGAACCGCCTCCATTAAAAAATGCCTCTGCACAATAATAAGAATAATAGCCGGTAACTGGTCCACCTATTTTTTTAACATAGTCTGGCATACTGTCGATTGTAATGACCTCACCAACTTGGCCTCTCTCTGCTACACCTATCATCCACATCCTTGCAAGATCTGAAGGTCTTATGTTCGATGCAGCTTGTATGTTTTCTAGTGCCGTTGAACCCGGACTTTTTCTTTTTTCAGCCATTATTTAGTTCCTTTCTTTTTTTTTATTTCTTCAACATCACTAACTACTATATGCCCACTCTTGATGTATGCTGCTACACTCTTCTCTTTCACTATCTCTGCAGGTAGTTCTACAGTTTTTGATTTACCTCTTATTAATAAACAACTACCTGTTTTGTCGTTTATAATTTTTCCTTTAAGGCCTACTGTTTTAATTTCATATGATTTTTTTAAATCAATTGAAAGAGTAAAATTTTTAGTGTTAAATATTTTTATCATTTTTTTATTCCTTTTTTGATGTTTCCAATTCTGAACTCTTTACCTCGTATGTTACACCTGACGGTATCCCATCTATCTCCACTGCCTCTATAACAAGCTCGCCTTCGAGATGTATCAAATTTGATATATTTGGCAAACTGTCTGACGTAAAATTATTTCGTATATATACATTATACGATTGACCTAAAGAATTTACCATAACAATTTTACTTGCAAGCCTAATTATTTTATTTACTATTAACCACGCTCTAGCTAAAGCTCCCTGCCCTCCTGCAAATACTCTGAGTCTAAAAACTAAATCCACCAACTCTTGATTACTGGTTTTAGTGTATGTTTTTGGATCTGTAGGGGGTGTTATCTCGGTATATCTAACCTCGCTTTGATGACCCTCTTCATTTTCCTCTATATCTGGGCCTTGCATTACAATAGTCGGATTTTTCGAAAAACCCTTAGTGTCGATAGCGTACTTATTAGCTATAGAACGGATCTTTATGCCATCTGTGTCAAATTCGTCCATCAGGGACGATTTGAGAGCCTTTATAGCCTTATAAATAATTGTATCCTGGATAGGTACTATTGCGGCAGGCATTTAATTTAACTCCTTTTCGATTGTCTTTACTAACACGCTTTGAGCCTCTTTCTTGAATTTCTTTTTTACCGGATAAATAAAAGGTCTAGCAGGTATAATTTTACCATCTGAAGTCACTCCACCGTACTCACTTTCCTCGGCAATGTCTGCCAAGTCTCCACCTTCTCCTGAAGTTCCTCTTTTAAGGCCGACAAAACCTACATTCTCGTTAACTACTACAGGGTGAACGCCCCCCATTAAGTCTCCATTATTAATCAATGGCTTTGAGCTACCCTTAGCCATAACTGTCATTAAACTATTTGGCTGAAATGGAGCTCCTGCAAGAGTTCCTGACGAATAAATATTTTTTTTGATTTTCTCTTCATAAAACAATAAAACTCTTTTCAATCCCTTAATCTTTATGTCAGTCCATAATTTATTTACCGAACTTGGACTGTCAAATAGTTTTTTAAATCTATTGACATCGCCTGTCATCTGCACACCTTTATATTTGGGCATTGTTAATTAATCCCTGTGTCTCGTAATCAAAATACATTTTGTACTGATTTTTAGAATTATAATGAGCTCTCGGTTCTCCCTCGATAATATAAAATTCTACTGCATCGCCATCAATATAATCTATTCTGTCATTAATTTTTAAAAGAGATTTATCTGATTTATTTATTAAGATATACCCTGCTCCCTTCAACTCAAAGCCTGTGGGACTTCCAGTTAATTTATTATAGTCGTTATAACTCACTTGAGCCTTAATTGTTATAGGGGTTTTGTATTTTGTTTTAATATCTGGTTCAGTTATCTCAAGGTCGATATTTTCTGGTAACTCTAAATCATCAATAACACCATCTAGTGTAGTGTTAGCCTCATCAAATGGAGAAACTATAATTGTTTGTGGGTGTATTAATCTAGGTTTCAAGCTACCTCGATATCAATAGGTTTCCTGTACTGTGTCAAAATTGTATCTATCTCTGTGTCGCCTGTTAGTGCTCCCATCGATCCGTTAGCTAACATACTGTCGAGATCGTAACTATGTCCATCAGTCACTTCTTTTTTTATTCTACCCCTGTTCACGATATCCCCATATCCCTCGCCTAGATCCTCCATCTTACCGATATAGCCTATTGCTAGTTTTGTGCATATTTGCTTTATCTGTAGGGGGGTTGTTTCGTCCTCTTCAACGTAACCAAATTGACCGGAAATACTTAAAATCATATTCCCTGCGGTTACTTTTGAATCAAATTTTATTTTTGGATTTTCTCGATCATCTGGATTAAATCTATTATATAAATAAAAACCAGTGGTCAACTCTTTGCTATCGACCTTTAATGATGTTATTTCATTACAAAATAATGGCAAAAAATAAATCTTTTGCCCACCGTCATAAATAAATGTCTTAGTTCTGAGTTCAAACCACTGGCCTGTCAACAAATCTATTAAGGCTCCTGCCTTCGCTATAGAGTCGTTAATTCTGTCAGTGTCAGTAATACCAATACCTTCATCCTCTAAATCACCTGGAAAACAATATGACACGACTGACTCCTGATTTATTTTTTATTGTTATGGAATAGTTTTTTGAGGTCTCTAACGTGTCCATCATAGACTTTGAATTCTGAATTAATAAAATCTACGTGTAAACCTCTGCACTTCCCATCACTGTCATCAAATGTGAAACAGACTTTTCTATTTTTATGCTCATAACCTAACATCTTTACTTTTTTAAAAGCAAAAAATGCAGCTACGTTGAGCTCTTCTGTTTCATATGTTTCTACTTTCTGTTCTGACACGCTTTGTCCTGGTTGTTTATTTTATTTCTTCTGATCTGAATCTGGTCGGATAAGTTGTAATGATTTCCTTAGCCATCGCAAGACTCACCTGCGCGCGCATAGGACCAATAAATTTACCTGACTTGATACCCATATCTTTGCCTTTTTTTCTTCCTAGGTTAGTGCTACCTTTAGAAGTATGAATTAACCATACTTTTCCGTTTTTTGTTTTAGTTTTTGAAAGTTTCTCTATAGCACTCTGTCCGCTAGTTACTTTCTTTTTAAGATCATTTACATCTTTCTGAAGTCGCTCGTTTTCAGCTCTTAAAGCCTCGTCTGCCCCTGCCTCGCTATCTTCTTTAAGTTGTTCATTTTGTTTTTCTAGTGTTTCATTGGTTTCTTTAGTTGCCTCAATGTCTGCCTGAACCTCGTCTTGTTTGTCGAGGATCAACTTTATAACGGCATCAACTTCCATCCCCTCTTTAAGTCCATCTACTCCAAGATTTTCAGCGTATTCTACTAAGTCATCATTTTCAAGTTTTTCAAGTATTTTTTTTGTTAACATTTTATTTCCTCTTTTAAGTTATTTTTCTCTATGTTCTTTCTGCTTATCTCGGTGTGGTTAACCAAAAATTTAACAGATTAAAATAGATCTTAAATCATCCGCTAAATAAAAATTAACTTCATAGGTATATTTGTCTGCTACCTCTGAGAGCTTATCGATTAGACATTTATCGCGTATAATATCATTTATTTTGTTTATGCAGATATCTCCCTGCAGGTCAAACATATATAAATAAAATGTATTAATAAGCTTTTTGGCAATTATTTTTGATGGCTTTAGCCTAGTCGCTGAGTCAGAAAAACCTATACTCTCGGTATAAGCTGCCTCAACATTGAATACTGGTATTAACTCGTTTACCTGAGCACTGTATTCAATTTGCTCCGAGCTATCTAAAAATAATTGTGAATGACCTACTTTGTCGTAACTCGCCATTAGCGAGATAAACAAAATAGAAATCATACATAAAAATAATTTTGTTACTTTCATATTTTCCCCTATAAATTAAATGAGGGTAGCGATTAAACTACCCTCTGCCAACTAATTACTAAAAGTAGATTAAGCTACTGTTAGTCCTGTACCTATTGCGATACCTTCCTCTTCCTCGATTGCCATAGCAAAACGAGAAGTAGTATTCCAGAATACGACATCTGACATAATCGCATCTTTACTGGTACCGTCACGTCTGACCTTCATTCCTCTCTGAACACCCCAGATAAGGTTTTTAGGATCTGTCAACATAATACCATCTTCTGGCATTGACGGAACTTCAATCACGCCTATACCTAGAGGTTTCTGCTCTACTCCACCTATTGCGGAGTCACCACCGTTTGTAACACGGTCAGACAGATACTCAAGATATTTGATCCACTGGTTAGTAGATAACATCCACTTCAAGTTTCTCTTTCTTGACCCACGTGAAAAACGCTGTGGTAATGCTCGGTACATTGCGAAAAAATGATCTTTTGATAATTCACCGGAATTAATCGCAGACAAGTCCACAAGGTTTGCACTTCCTGACAATGCCTGGTTAAACCATCCATCATCTGTACCTATAAGAGGATCTAGCTCGTATGATACTGCTGCATTGTCCAGGTGAGTTGCAATGGTACTTCCATTCTGTGCTCGCCCACACCCTACAAATGTAGTAGCTGTCTTACTCTCATAAGAAAAATACTCACTGTCGATCTTCAATAGACCTGCATTGCTGTTTCTTGGGAAACCTGCAGTGCTGTCAACTGTTATAGTGATAGGATCTGTAACACCATCAATGTTACCTGCCATATCAACCGCTGTAGCTGTTGGAGCTGTAGAATCACCGTTGAGTGCTACATCCTCGCTATCAAGACCAAATTGAGCTGCAAAAAGATTACGAACTACTGTCGCCAGGTTCCCTTTCTCGATGTTATCCTCAAGTGTCTCCTCAGTCAATTCCCAAGGAAGGGCGTACTTTTGACTGTCTAACTCGATCTTGCCGAATGTAGGTTTTTTTGTATAAGAACTTACGTCCTCATTCTCTGTAGTACCACGCATCTGACGACTACCGACACCAATTTTATCAATCTCGTACTTCGGTGTTGGCATCTCGATATAACGCACTTTTGAAAGTAACGCTGACTCGTCTCTCGCTAACTGAAGAAATTTATTTTGTTGTTTGCGGTTCATTATACCGCCACTAGCTAGGTCAGTTGTGGTAGTTGCACTTTTGAGAGCCATTTTCAAGGCTTTCATAATTAATTTTGTATTTGCTTGTGACATTCCTTATACTCCTTTAAAAAATGTGTGAGACTTACGCCTCTTCCTCTGACTCTAACTCTTTTATTAGATCGTCAACTCCGTCACCACCTAGCATACCTTTGAAAAAGTCTGCTGACTCATCTACCTCTTCACCTTCACCTACTGTTTTTTTTGCAGGTATTCCAGTTGGAGTCATTGCGTTTGATGTTTGACGAGTCTCTTCAATAGTTTTTACTCTATTTTCAAGACCATTGACTGTCTCGCCAACTGCTTTGACTGCGGCAAGAATTTCTTTGTTGGCTTTGTCGTCGCCTGCATCTGATCCACCAGTTTCTTTGGCTTTATCGTCTGCTGCTTTTTTTTCTGCAGTTGCTTTGTCGTCTGCTGCTTTTTTTTCTGCTGACTCTCTAGCTGTTTTTTCTGCATCTGTCTCTCCATCTTTTGATTTTTCAAAAGACTCTACACGGTCTGTTAGTCCTTTGACTTGACCGGCAAGACCTGTTATGGCCTCAAGTATTTCTGTTTTATCACTCACTGATAGCTCCTGATTTGTTTTTTTAGATTTTTTATTTGGAAATAGCGCAAGAAATTTAGATAACCCATCTTTCATAGACTGAACTAAATTTTTTACCTCTTCCGATATAACTTCACTGTCGTTCTCTATGTCTTCTGGTTTGTAGTCTGCACTTTTAAATACTTCAAACCTCTGTCCGTTCGCACCTGATCCGACCAGTGAAACAAAATCAACTTTTAATTTTTTTAATTCTGTCGCTAATCGTTTTCCATTTTTTATACTCTCAGGCATTTTCTACTCCTCGGATTTTTTTGCATAAGGGTCTATTTTCTGACCCTCATTATTATACCAAGCTGAAGGCATTTCTTTTTTATCTCCGTACTCTGCTCTACCGGCAAATGAAAAAGCTCTGATCTTACCTTCTTTGACTTCATTCCAGGTGTCATCATCTGTAACCTTTACAGCCATAACCCAACTACCTTCTGCAAAATCTGGATCTCCTTTACGAGCTATAAAACTCTCAACTGGGTGTCCTGATCCTGCTACGAAATTATGCTTTTCGTCAATCATTCGACTTTCTAGCATAAACCTGTGTGCAGCCTTTTCTATCTCCTCTGCGGTCATATACTCATCATCTGAATCTGCCAAGTTTGGCACGTACACTGCACCTCTGACAATTCTCTTCTCACTATCAACCTTTACTGCATATCCTTCCTGTTTCTCTAGACTAAAAGTGTTCTGGTCGTTTGTTACAAACGAATCTACGACACTATCTTTTCTTAGAGAATTTATAGGCTCATATTCGAGACTTCCAATTTTCTCAGCCTTGCAAGATTTTAATTTGTGATTAGAGATAAATTCCTCAGCCTTCTCAAGTGTAAAACCTTTAT